CCAACAATGCGAATGGCATCAGCTGCATGTGCACTGGCGCTTAGTGCAACAATAGCGACAAGACTCAATACAAATTTTCTCATAACATCTCCATTAAAAAAAGCGAGGGAAACCACTCCCCTCGCTCGCATTTATCGTTTTGGTTTAACCGGATCTTCCGATCCCATTGGTTCAGGTTTGTCTAAAGGCCAACCGGGCATGACAACCATTCCTCTTCTTCTTGAGTATAAGGCCACATTATTGTAATCTTATCAAGGAATCAATTTCATGCCTTTGAACACCAATATCCATGAGCTCACGATCGGTGAGACTATGAAGTTGTCGTCTGGCATGTTTAGCTTTTGAGTACTTTTTGAACCTGTTAATCTGTTTAAGAATCGCATTTACCATCTCCTTTCGTCCTTTGCAAACCACTGGCGCTCGAGTTGTTCGAGATGCTGATGGCTTTGGGCTTGTGAAAGGAAAGCAGTCATACGTTCCTGTTCCGTCATAGGCTTTAGGGAACCTAAAGCCTTTACTAGTTTACTTAACATCATTGTCCTTCTCTAGCAGAAGCTTAGAGGAAGTCGTTTCTGCGGCATCCTTAACTTCAACCTTCTTCGGTTTCTTATGATCAGGAATAATGTTCTCCAACCACACCTTAAGCATGCCATTGATCAACTCAGCGTTCTTAATTTCTATTGAGTCGGCAATGGAGAACTTACGAGTAAAGTTGCGCTCAGCGATACCTTTGTACAGGTACTGATTATTCAGTCCTTCTTTTGTAAGATCATCTACGTTGGTATGGCCAGCAATTGTAAGAGTGCCATCCTGCGTAGTGATCTCAAGGTTATGCTTGCCAAAGCCAGCAACTGCAAGTTCGATGACGTACTTGTTTTCATCGACCTTTACAATATTATAAGGTGGATAGTTGGGAATAGCCTTTGTAAACGTTTCGGAAGCTTCATTAAGCTTCTTGAATACTCCGTCGAAACCAACAAAGTGCTTCTCAAGGCTAGTAAAAGAAAAAGGATCGAAAGTATTAGCCATAGTAGACCTCCAAATAAGCAAGGTTGTTTAACATAAGTGTTGCGCCACGTCTTTCGACCGTGCCGCAACATAAGTATATATCATTTGTCGGATCGCTTTAGTCAACTATTTTTTGAATGTGAGATATTACTGACGAGACAGCTGATTCTATTTTAATAAAATCTAGCTCAGCTACAGCGCATGCGTGTGCCAAAGCTATTGGCACAAGGACCCAGAGTGCGAGCAATGCAGGCTCGCGAATGAGCGCCGAAGCCCATTCGAAGGGAAGGCGTACCTTCCCCCACAATGTTTTTGCTACTGTCATATTCTGGCATGATGTCTCAGATAAATATTGACGATGTTTTATTTATATTAAGGTGATCAAATGACTAGAAACGAAGTCAGGACTCAGGCAGTGAAAAAAGTTAGAACCCGATTCAACAACTACGATAAGAACAAAGATGGCGTTCTTAATCAAGAAGAGGCTGTCGAAGCTCAAACCATAATTGATCTTGAGAATAAAGACAAGAAAGAAGACCAGCTTCGACGTATGGCTTGGATTGCCATGTTGTCAATGCTAGTCTGTACTGTTGTAATCTTTCTTCCGTTTATTCCTGAAGAAAGAATAAGTGTTATTGAGGGTATTATTCAGACGTTCTATATTGCTCAGGCTGGCGTTGTTGCAACATTCTTTGGTGCTAATGCTTACATGACAAGAGCATCGCAGAGTGATACCCCAGCTTATGTAAACCCAACTTACGTGAACTGAGCCTTGAAGAAGTTGTGATGCTTGGAGCAAACGCGCGTGCACACCTTTGGCTTGCCTTCAGCCACAGAGCCACAGCTCCATAATTTTTCTATCTTATCAAAAATACCAGTAGCGAAGACTTCCTCTATAGTATGTTTGTTTAGATCATTAAAATCCAAGTTACCATAGATTCTTTTAATTTCTACACCATCTCCTTCACGCCCATCGTATATTCCTCCAAACCAACAACAAGGAAACAGGAGTCCACGAGCAGACACATATATGTTGCCGTTGTCTTTAACCATGCACTCAATTTCCACATTATCATAATCGATATTGTTGATGTATGGAAGAGTTTTGTTTTGATAGAGAGGGTTGGTAGGCATTTCAAGATATGGGTAGGAATATTCTTTTCTGAACCTCGAAGACTTCTTAGCAACAAACTGCTTGAATCCCATTTTCTCGGATAAGGCTCTTGCTTCTTCTACTTGATGTTCGTTGTGCTTGAATACAATGAACGACCACACAGCATTGCCACCTGCTTCAATAAAACTCTTGGCGGAATTAAATGCTATGTCCCAATTGACATGCTTTCTGTAAATGTGGTTAGTGTCACCGAGACCATCAAAGGAAAAAATAACCTTAGAACTGTCGTTGTATAAAACAGATGCTAGGTCTTTCCACCAATCAGAGGTTCTGGCGCCGCCGTTAGTGTGCAAGTCAAGTGACATATATGGATTGTTGTATCTGAAATACTCAAAAATCTCCAAGCTGTCTTTGGCAATAATAGGTTCGCCGTAGTTACCACACATATACATTTTGTGTAGTTGCTTGATGAACGCCCTTGAAAAGTACTTTCTAATGTCTGAGAGGCTCAGTTCTGCATTAATCAGTTCAGGATTTAACGAACCATCTTTCATGTGCCTAGGGCATATAGGACAACCAGCTTGGCACTTTTCTGTCATTTCTAAATGAATGCTTCTTATATCACTTAATTTATACATGTAAAATACTATGCCTTATTCTTCTGAGGGTGGCTTTGTAAATTGCCTTCTGACAATCTCTTGAATGGCTCGTTCAAAGACACGTTCGTTGTACTCATAGCACGCAACAATAACCCAGCTACAAGCTGCAACAAAGTAAGCGAAAGTTAGATCATACTGCCTGTTTAACAAAGCGACAAACGCTAGGAATACTGAAGCTCCTAATATGATGAAACTGACAATATGAACTAACCTCATTAAGCTGCTTCCTTTACGTTGAAATTAAAATAACGACCATCACGATTGAGCTTAGAAACAGCCTGCACCCACTCTTCAGCTTCCTTCTTGTCAGCAAAGTGAATACGATCCTTGATCGTCAGTCCTTTGAGGTTGCCGTTGATAAAAGCCTTCTCAAACTCAACTACGAACTTGTATGAACCTGGGTATATCGACATAGCACACCTCCATAAGCACAGTATTTAGTTAATATAGAGTAGTTTTGCTGTCAAAACAACAGAATAATGGTGGGTCCACCAGGACTCGAACCTGGAACCAGACGGTTATGAGCCGTCAGCTCTGACCATTGAGCTATAGACCCTAATTGTTTACTTGCGGTTCCTCGCAGCAGCCTTGCGCTTCTTTGAACCAACCTTACGACGACCCTTACGAGGGCGATTCTTATGTGGGTGTGGCATCACTTTTTATCCTTCATGTAATAGTATTCATATATGCCTCTGACCTTCCACAGTTCTGGATGCTTAGTAATCCACATGCCAGTATCTGGTTCAAAGTGTTCTCGGAAAAACTTATCGAGAATCGAATGCCCAGTACTTATGGAAGTATTCACAGACCGAGAAAGCCTATCATACTCTTCATCAGAGATCAACGAATCGTTTTCAAACTCGTATGCATAAGCGTAGAGTGAGAGGCGGATCCGAGTCCGCCTCTCTTCTGCTACAACATCCTTCTCATTGAAGAAGGTGTCGAGGCTGCCCATCAGGCAGCCTCTGCGTATTCGACTGCCTTCTCGAGAGCATTAACCTTACGCTGACGGTTGATACCGTACCAAGCAGACTGCAGTCGAGTGTCCTGGTTGTGACCAAGGAGATGATCAGTAGTGTACGTCACTGCATTGAAAGCTGACCACCAGCTACCACGACCAAACTCAGCACCAGGTTGAGTGTCGATCACTTCGAGTGCCTGAGTAGCAGGACGAGACGTCTTCTCTTCCTTCTTGGACAGAGTCGGAAACACTTCCTTGAAGTACTCAGAAAGAGTCTCAGCTGTGAACCGCTTAGAAGAAAGGAACTCGGCCATATCCTTATAGGTACCCATCTTCTTCGAAGCGATACCAAGAGTCTGCTTGACCATCTCTGGATCGAACTTGCGACGATGGTTAAGACGAACCATCAGATCATTCTTACCTGCAAGAGAAAGAGTCAGAGTGTTGTTGCAGACGACACGAACCGGAGTAAACCGAATGTCGATACACTTACCATATTCGTGAGGGTTAGAGAAGAGAAGGTACGAATCTACCTTGTCACCACCAAGGATC